CGCCCCCCTCGCCGCAGTGCGCTGCTGGGCCAGAGACAGCCCGCGGGACAGCAGTCGCTCCGAGCCGCGCTTCGCCCCCTCATCGGCGGCCCTCTCCAGCTGCTCGATCTTCCGAATCGCCTGGCCAATCGTCACGGAGTCACTCCGCACACGACAACCGCGTCGAAGACGACCCCGTGAAATGGCAGATTGTGCTCCAAGAACAGCGCATTGGCCGGGTTCTTTGCATCGTGGTTCCCGATGTGGATCATCGGGAACTGAGCATAAGGGCCGGCGTGCCCGCGCAGCGCCACGCGAAGCGCCTCGATCGCCGCCTCAGCTTCTTGCATCTGCACTTCAACCGTCTTGAGTTCGTCGGACCCGCCATCGATGTCGGCCTGCGAGAAGGCGATGACGATACTGATCGGCCACCGATAGGTATCGCCCGTAATCGCGTACTCGTCGCTGGGCTCGAGTTCGCCCCACTCGATGACAGCCCAGGGCGGTTCCATCTGCATCCGCGACGTGTCCCCTTGCTGGAACGCCTCGACCAACTCGCGCCAGGAGACGCGCTGCGCCCCGACCTCGTCGTAGGTGGTCGTTAGGCCCGGCACCGCCGATTCGAGGAGTGCGTAAACCTCCGATCTCACCGCATCGAGCCACGTAGCCACACCCTAACAAACGACCCTTACGGAGCCGGCGCCCACGGCGGCGCGACCGCGCGTACCACGAGGAACGACTTCACGCCCGCCCGAACGCTCGCTCGCGGCCCACCCTGCACCCGGAGCCACGTACCGGTTTCAGGATAGCCCTGAGGCCCCGTCACGTTGGCCCACCAACCATCCCCGCAAGGCGTCGAAGCCGCTAACCGCAACAGGTCGGTCGTGTCCATCTGGTCGATGTTCGACCGGCGTACACCCCCGGGTTTTGTCGATTCATACCTCGAACTGATCCTGGCCGCCGCCCCCGCAACCGCAGGGGCCTGGGGCGTTGCCAGGCCCTGAAACCGCTTCGAAACACGCGGCAACTCCTCCGACGGCTCGTAGAGGTCGACCGTGATCGCAAGAGACCTGCGCAAACGTTGGCTCATCAGTCCGTCCGGTACTCCGATAGGTCCGGCAGAGCCAGCGCAGTGACAGCAATGCCACCCGGTGTATCCACGCTAGGCGGCACTAGGAGCCCTTTCCGGAATCGTTCGGCGAGACCCCGGAAGTGCTCGATAGCAGCCGTAATGTCTTCGGACGCGTCGGCGTCCACCATCTTGCCCACGAGCGCCCCGTAGCGCGAGGCCTTCGCTTCGGCAAGGCTTGCTCCCGCCGCCGACACTCCGAGCGCATCGACGAGCGAGTCGATCTCGTCATCGTCGAAGAGCGCACCGTCGTAGGTCTGGACCGTCCAGTCGACGCTGACCTGCGTGTCACCGAGCACACTGCGTAGCCAGTTCCTGGGCAGCAGCATATCGGACGTGTACGTCTTAGCCATTGAGCGCAGCGATCACCAATTCGGCGAGTTCGGCCTTCTTCACTGCCCGCGTCGCAATGCCAAGATCGTTCGCGATGGCACGCAGGTCGTCGAGCCTGAGTTCGCCGATGGCCTCGGCTCGATCCTCCGGCGTCATCGCAAGCAGGAATTGCACCGCAGCACGCTCGGCGGCCGAGCCTGGTGATTCGGGCTCGGCGGCCGCCGCCCGTTCAGCTGTAGCGGTGGGAGATTCCGCTTCCACCGCTACGACCGGCGCAACCGGCTTCGGGGCCGCATCGACGAGCCCCTCCGAAACGCGTAGCGCAAGTTCCTCCGCGCTCCAATCGACTTCAACCTGCTCGCCCGGGTTGTAGACCCTTCCGCCCGTCATGATCGTACGCTTGACGATAACCTGCATACTATAAAAGAACGCAGGCCCCCCGTGAAGGAGGGGCCCGCGTCGTCCCTGACCTGCGAAGGCTAGTACACCTTCATCACGATAACCTGGCGACCGAAGTTGAGCCTCGGGCCGCCGGAATGGCCACGATGCACCCGCGGCAACTTCGGTGGATTCGGGCTCTCGTCGATCTCCGCATAGATCGTCGCCCTGCCCTTGGCCGCATCATGGCGTGTACCCACGTAGTTGCCGCATTTCACACCGTAGGCCATATGCACGCCGACGATGACGACGTAGCCATCAGGGACGTTGAATTGCCACACGTCGTCTGTTGCGCGGCCGTAGCCCGAATCGTCGATCACAGGCATCGGCAGGTCGGCCTGGTTGACCATGTAGCGCTTGAACGTCCCCATGTCGGTGATCGTCGCCCCGAACGGATCGCGCTTCCCGCCGACGTCTGCCGGGTTCTCGTTCTTCCACACATACGACCAGGTGATCGGATTCGAGATCGCCATGGCCTCCGGTCGGTTGAACGAGTGGCCCGAGCCAATCCCTTTGGCATGGATCGCATCGCGAATCGAACCTAGCGGATACGAGTCGTCGAGGTCGGTCCACACGTCGTTGCCCGCGAGCGTTACGAGCTGCGAGGTGTAGCCGTTCCAGTTGTGCGTGTACCGAGTTGTGCCGTTGCGATCCGGAACGCTGACCTCGCCGAGCGAGAGCAGGCGGCCCCGAGTGTAGTTGACGAGCGAGAGCTCGCGCTGAGCAATCTCGAACATCATCCGGCTCGCCTCGCGATACGGATCGATCGCCTCCCCCCACGTGCCGACCTCGCGGCCACGCACCAATCGAGAGGCATCGACGACCCGCGTCTCACCGAAGTGGCCCGGGGTCATCGCGTGGCGCTTGACCCCGGAGTCGTCCATGACGGGGTAGGCCTCTCCGACACCACGCGCCGGGGTGATCCCCGTCACATTGTCGCGATTCTCCCATAGGACCGCGTCGGTGTCCTCGAACGTCCAGGGCATCACCTGACCGAGCGGCGTTGCGTCGGAGAGGTTGATCGAACGCTCTCGCTCCAGCTCCTCGAGCTGAGCGTTAGTGAACATCGATAGGGTGGCCATGTTAGTCTCCCTCCGGGCCGAACCAATACTCGGCATTGGTCGCGCCGACCGCGCCCAGAATCGCGCGAGCGGCCAACTGGTCAACCATCAGCGTCTCGTAGCCGGTGATGCCGACAAGGTCGGCGGCAGCAAACGTGCCACCGATCACGATCTCGCCCTCCGGCTTGCCCGGAACGCCGATATCGAAGTGCGGCTCGGTCGCGGTGTAGACACGACCGTAATTGTCCGTGGCGAGGTCTCGCAATGCGAACCCCCGCAGAATGTGCGAACCGTCCGTTGCCGTGAACGCCGTGTTCACGGCAACGGGACCAGTGCCCTGGCCTGACGTCGGAAGCGCATCGATGTCGGTCTGAGGGACCGCCCCAGAGGACAGCGCAACCGTTGCCGCCAAGATGCCGTTCAAGTAGTACTTGATCCCCGTCGCGCCTGCGGGCACGTTGCCCGAGGTGATCGCCGCGAATCGCACACGGTCGTTTGTCGCATCTGGCACGACCACCGATTTGGCCTGAGACGGCAGCGTCTCGCCCTGCGCGGTGATCCAGGCCATCTGGCAGAGATACGTGCCGACCGGCATCCCACCACCGGTTTCCGCCGTAACTGTCGGGCCCGTTGTCGGATCGGCCAGGCGAGCCGGGTTCCACGCCTTCATGCGACCACCTGGCACCGGGGTTTGCGTTGGCGCAATCCTCGGAGTCGCACCCGTGATCCCGTTGGAAACCAGCAGAATCAGCGGCTGCGTTAGCCCGCCCAGGCGGCCCTTGAACTCGACGATAAGCGCCGCCGCATCGAGCGAAGCCCCCGAAGACGTCACCGCGACGTTGCCAACCCCGATGTTCGGCAGGGCTTCGAGGATTGCTTGAGCCGCCGCCGGGGTCGCGTTGTAGGCGAGCGTGAATCGCTGGCCGTCATAGTCGAAGACCGCACTGCCCGCACTGCCAGAAGTAGCCGTGATCGACTGCTTGTGGTTGACAGCGCTCGCCGTCACCATCCCGAGCGCCTGGCCCCTTGAGATCACGAGCTTGGCATCGAACGGGCGACTGGCTACCGCGCGCTTGCCGCGCACCGGATTGAGCGTTCGAGCGTCCAGCGTCTGAACCAGAGTCCGACCCATTTACGCGTCACCTCCGAATCCGCCAGTCGAGCGGTACGCCTTGAGCACCATATCCCGCGCAGCCTGCGACTCTTGACCGACATCCGGAACGAGCACGCTGCCTGACGGGGCCGTTTCGAGAACAGGATTGGTCAGCGAGTGCGCGGGCCGGCTCGTCCCAAGATTGCGCACGCTTGCGCTCATCGGGCCCTCCAAGACCGCGCCCGTGGCCGAGGCGGCGATCTTGCCTCCCCCGTCGGCCCGCATGGCGCTCAAGAGAGCATTGCGCCACCCCGCCGTTTCGGCAGGAGTGATTCGATTTTCGGCAAGCAGCCCCGCCGCGAAAGCCTCGGCCGTCGTCTCAGCCGCGCGATCGAGCAGGTTCTGCACGAACTGCACATCGTCCGCGCTCGGCCCGGACTCGACGGGCTCCACAGGGGCCTGAACGTCCGGGGCGCGTCGCTTGAAAAGGTCCGCTAGATTCATGTCTTCATCGTCTCCGTCGCCGCCCGTGCGGCCATCAGTCCTGAAAGAACGTCATCTTCTGAGCCGATCCCATCGACGAGGCCGAGCCGCATCGCCTCCTCAGCGCGCCAACAGTGCCCGGTGCCCATCTTGCGCACCTCGGCTTCGACGAAACCGCGACCGGACGCCACCGCCCGAACGAAGTCGGACATAACCGCATCGACCTCCCGCTGGGCGTCCTCGACGAGCTCGTCATCGACCGGCTGCCCGGTAGCCCACTTGCCCTTGATACCGCCTGAGGTGACCAGCGTCCAGCCGACCCCCACCCCGTCCCAAAAACGCACATCGTCGATGAGCAGCGTGTATACGCCGATGGAACCGACGCTCGCGTAGGGCGAGGCGACGATCGATCCGCACTGCGACGCGACCCAGTAGGCAGCGCTCGCGCAGATCGACGACACGTAGGCGACCGTGGGCTTCAGTCGGCTAGCTTCACGCACATCGTCTGCAAGCGGCCCGAGCCCTGCCGCCTGCCCGCCCGGCGAGTTGATTGCAAGCACGATTTCCTTCACCGCGTCGTCGACGGAGGCCATGCGTACCTGTCGCCGCGCGAAGATCGTCGACGTCCCCTCCTCGAGGCTCGGCACGCTCTGTAGCAGTGGTCCTGTGAGTTCGATGATCGCAACCCCATCCACGATCGCGTATGGCCGCCTGGTATCGCTTTGGGGCACGACAGCGCCGGCGGTGAACGCGTTAGGGTCGAGGCGCGACGCTCGGTACGCATCGATGCCAGGCTCGCGTAGCATCGCATCGGCAGGAATCATCTGAAGCGCCTGGAGGTAGCGCTCGGCAAACCCCCAATCCACACACCAAACCCGGTCGAGCGCGAGCGCTAGCGCGGCCTTGCTTTGCATGTGCGCAAAGAACGCTAAGCCTCGTCGCTAGATTCAGGCTCGCGGTCTGGCTCGGCCACGTACTCGACCGAGAACCACTTGCGCATCACCCCTGGAACCATCGGATCGGTTATCCCGCCCGAACCGCGCAACGTCGCGAACGCCTGTGCCGCCATTCCCATATCCGGCACCGAGACGGAGCCGCCCAAGACATTCGGCGTGAGAATCCGCGCGATCTCTTCACCCCAGTTGAGCGCTACAAGGCGCCGCACGAGCTGCCGCCGTAACACGGAGCCCACCTTTTCCCGCAAGTAGCGCCGGAAGAGATCCGAAACATTCTCCGCTTTGCCCGCGTCGGCCTGCGACGAGCGCTCGGACTCCATCAGCGTGCGGGCCGTGTAGAGGATCGACACCATTTTTTCGCGGTTCGCCCGCTGCATGAACCGCTCGAAGGCGTCGTTTCCCTGCCCGCCGACCGTCAGCATCTTCATCTCGCCGGGCAGGACTGCAACCCCGCCCGACTTGAATGCCGCCGAAACAGTCGCGGCGGCCCAGGTCGCAAAGTCGACCTGCTGGCTCGTCCCGTCTGGCATCGTTCGCAGCCTCATACCGAGGTCTTGCGAGGCCGGGACGCCTGTAATCACGACCGACTCGCCGCCGAACTGCGCGAGCGCCGCGAGTTCGACCGGCTTGACGATCTGGCACCGCTTCCACGCATCGTAAGCCGATCGGATCAGCGACTCCCCGACGAGCACACCATTAGGGCAGCGGAACGCCAGGAGGACGAGCTTTTCCTTGCCGAGATACCCCGGAAGCGCCTCAGGGTCGGCCAGCATGCCAGAATACAGCGCCGCGTTGAGTCCTGGCTTGTATCCGATGACGCCCTTCCACCGGTTGAACTGGTCGGCCACGAGAACGTAGTTACGCCGCGGGATGAGCCGGACCGAATCGAGCATGAAAAGGCCGTCGTAGCGCCCGCCGCGATTCAGCCGGTACGTCGTCTCGGCGAGCTGGTGGCCATGCGAGAGCGCCCGCAAGAGCCCTTCGACGGTCATCTCAATCGGCTCCCCCCGCTCGTACGAGCACCACGGTGCGCACTCCCGCCGCGCCCACCAGCGATCGTAGAGCGCCGCCGCCTCAGGGCCCCCCCCCGCCACCGGCTCGGGCACGCAGTTCGTGACGGTCACGCCGTCTTCGAGGACGAGGTTCTCCGCGTACCGCAAGGGAGCGTCAATGAATGGGTCATGGCGCATCCGGTCGTAGATGTCCACCCCGAATTCCCGCTCCGCATCATCGATCGTGCGCGGAAACGCCCGATCGGCAGGGACGAACGCGAAGTACTCAGAACCGGATAGTTGCGAGCTGGCGGGCTTGGGCATCTATGTGAAGAAACGCCCGCGCCTTCGCCGCCGCTTGCGGGGAGTGCGCTCCGATCCTAGCGCAGCTGCTGCTCTCGCAGCTGGATCACCGAGGCACGTAGCCAGCCCGGCCACCGCGACCGGCCAGTAGCGCGCCTTCCACGCCACCACCAGCAGCCCGCGCCATCAGCCCATAGCGGCACATGTCGTAGTAATCGTCACCGCCAATGCCGTCCTCGTCGACGTCGACCTTCAGCACGTCCTCGGGGCGGAGCGGGTCGTGCTGCATTGCCGGGATCTGCTCGATCGTGTTCGCGCACCGGTCCATAATGAAAAACCGCGGTGGAGTGGGCCGCTCCGGATTGCCGGGATCGCCCAGCAGCGAGAGCATGTGCGACGCTCCCGAAATCCGGTCGTTGTTGGCGCGAGTGATGTGGATGCCGTGCTCGGCGTAGTCGTCAGCCGTCGACCGCCCGTCGGCATGCTGCTCCGAAGCCCGCTTGGCAAAGGCGTCCGGCGAACCCGCGATCTGGCGCATATCGTGCATCTGTAGGTTGTGTCGGCCCAACATCTCGCGCACCATCTCGGCGTGATAACTGACCGTCTGCCGCGCGGCTCCGTACTCGTCGACGAGCCAGCGATTGCCTTCGTTGTCGAGCCCGAAGAGCCCCCAGACCGTCGGATGGACGAAACCGTAGTCCATCGCCAGCCAGAACTCCCATGACCGGTCCGCGATCGCCGACGGTCGGACGTGCACCGACTCGAGCCACGTGGTGAAGTACTGCCCCGCCGCAATGTCCCAATCCCCATACCGGTAGGCCCGCAACATCCAGCCCGTGAGCCGCTCCAGCTTCTCGCGGTAGCCCTCGTCCACGAACCGGTTATCGTCGACCGTCGAAGCGATAAATCGCGCCCAGGGCTCCCGAGATCGCGCGCTGACGTACGTGGCCTTGTACCACTGATGCCCGATCCCGCCCGGGTTCGTCGTCGTGTAAATGCGTGGCCGGAAATCGGTTCGACTCGTACGATTGCACGTCCGGATGAACTTCATTTTTGACGAGGTCAACGTCGTTGCCTCTTCCACGGCAATCACGTCGTACTGCAGGCCTAGGTAGGCATCGACGTCGCGCTCGGTCTGGAAGTGCCCGATCCGGAGCGTCGAACCGTTCGCGAACGTTACGAGCATCCGCGACGACGTGTATTCGTGCGGAATGCCCATCAGCACGCGCTGCCGCAGGTCTTCGAACGACTCTCGCGCCGAGCGGCCGACCTTGCGCAAAATCAATGCCCGGATGCCTGGCGCCCGCTGACAATCATCGACGCCGACCTGAGCCAGCGCGACATGCGACTTCCCGCCACCTCGAGCCCCGCCGAAGCCGATCTCGGTCGGGCCGCCCTTCCTATCGCACTCACGAGCCGCCGCGCAGAACTCGAGCTGGCGAGGCTGAATGACAAGACCCGCCGCCAGGAATCGCTCGATCTGGTCACGCGGGCAACCGGCGGCCCGGGCCGTGCGAATGTACGCCTCTACGCCACCCAGGGCGAGAACCCCTTAGAACCTCACCGCGATTCCGATCACGAGACCAGGCCGAACCGAACTCCACTCGAAGCGATCCGAGGCAAGCCCGCCGATCCCGACAGTCAGCCACGCATTGCGAGCCACCGGAGCCGAGTACGCCACCGCCGCGCCGAGCCGAACCCCGTCGAGCGGACGAACTAGAACCGACACGCCCAGGCACAGGTCGAAACCGAACACGCGATCCAGTTTGCCGACCGGCGCGAGCAGAACGGGCTGCGATCGCCCGCGCTCGAAGAACCACGCCGCACCGACCTCTTGGGCTTGCGCCAACGAAGCAGCAGAGAGGAACGAGAGAGCCAAAAGACGCCTGAACTTCAGCATGACGCTAAAAAACGCCCCGACCTCGCCACCTGGGAGAATCGGGGCTACTATCGTCTGCTTTTCTTGGCTTTCCGTTGGACAGGAGGATCAGCGTCCAGCATCTCTAAGAAACGTCAGGACAGATGTTGTGGCGCAGGGTGATGACCATCATCGACCGCTTTTCTCAGCGCTCGCACCGCCTCGGTGAGCTCGTATAGCGCCTCGGACTGTTTCTCCATCGAGTTGTGAAACTCCGTCATGAGCTTCAAGGCTTGCTGCCTGTCGCCATCCCACGCCTTGAGAATGCGTATCAGCAAAAATCCAGCCATCAACGCCCATGGCCCATTCGCCGCCAGTCCCTGCATCAACGTTTCGAGCATGTCAGCCAAAAAACGCTACAGCCTGCCATCTTTGAGGTCTCGAAGCACCTCGTAGACCTCACCGTCCTCCGGCTGGAATTCCGCCCGGAGCTCGCCATGGCTCCAGACCTCGATGTACATGCCGTTGGACCGCAGCTCGAACCGATCACGACCCCTGAAGATCGCGTAGACCGTCCCAGCCATTGCCCCGATGAGCAGCGCCGCAACCACCAAGCCAGAGTGCCTTCCAAACCATCCCATGACCTGGAAAGGCTACTCCAGAAGCGCGAAACCCCTCCGAAGAGGGGCTCGCAATCGTCTTTTCCTTGATTCTCGGCTGCTCGCAAGCCACCGAGAGCAAACTGGGTGCCGGGGAGGGATTCGAACCCTCGACCTGCGGATTATGAGCCCGCCGCGCTCCCTGACTGCGCCACAATCCTCTCGTCGAGCGCCACGAACGTCACCTTCCCCTCTCGGCGGTCCCACTTCCGCGCGTGATCGATCGCGCTCCTCGTCAAAACCCGCTTGAGGTACAACCCGAATGTGATGCCTGGCCGGGGCTCGTACCGTCGGAGCGCAGCCAGAAACTTCAGTCGCATCTCCTCGAATCCGTCGCCCGCCTTGATCCCGGTGCCGACCTTGTGTAGCAGCCCATTGTAGCGCTGGAGCAACTCGTTCACGGCCCGCTCGTTTCCCCGCTGCGCCCGTTCGATCAGCCACAGCAGTTCGGCGTCTTCCTTGATCTTCGAGGCCCGCCGCGGCCGGATCACGACCCGAACCCCGATGGGCGACCGTTGAACCGCCGATACTCGCAGCCCGATCCGCGCTACCCGCCACCCGCTACCCGCCATCTACTCGTTGACCTTCGTTCGCCCACAAGCGAGGACTTCGCGTACGTCCTTTAGCGTCAATAGTTTTGCTAGCACTTCTTGTATCTCCTTGCGGTGCGACTGCAAGCCCTTTCTGGGACAACTGCGTCCGCTATGCACCGTCGAAGATAAAGAACGTCGTTAGCCGCCATAGGTGGAGGTGGCGTTCTTTTAGGCGACCGAGTCACCCGCCGCTTGACCGCGCTCTTTCTCTAGCCATCCTGATCCCCCTTGCCATAGATCCGGTCAAGCTGGTCCGCGAACTGCAACTGAATCGCGCCGCCGTCCGGCCCCGACAATTCGTGCTTCTGGGTCGGCGACCAGTCCTCACGACGTCGCCGTGCAAGCCACTCCAGCGCGATCTTCGCGTCGATCTCGGTGTGGGTCTTGGTCTCGACAAGCACCCCGCCATCGGGATACTCGATCCGCTTCGTCACCACCACTTCCCGCTCCTGAGCGGCCCGGCGAACGATATCGACCATGGCAAACTCGCACGAAGCCTCAGCCATTTCGACTAAGTCCGAGAAATCCGAGTATTTGCGCATCCAGTCCGCGAACGTATCCTCTGAGATTCCTGCGTGATGGCACGTCGCGCGACGCGTGTTCCCACCCTCAAGCGCGGCCCGGATTTTCTCCAAGACCTCCGGGGTTCGCTTCGTCTTGCGACCGCGCTTAGCCATTGCTATTTCGCCTCCTTGAAACGACCTGCCCTTGTTTCGGCCATGGCGTCAGCGATATCCGCGCCGTACTCGGCCAACATGCCAGGAAAGGCCATCTGGTCCTTCCGCCGACCCCTCGTGTGCTCCCCAGCGAGAATCCCCGTCATTACCGCCGAGAAGTACGAGTCCCACAGCGTCGCGCCCTGCACGCCAGGATCAGTAGCGAAAACGAACTCCTTGCCCTGAACCGCCCCGTGTTGCGGGAACGCCGGAAGCGTCTTCGCGTCAGCCACGCCGCCCTCCCAGAGAATCAAGCCTCGCCATCAGCGCCGCCACCTCGGCCTCGGGAACCTCGCCGCCACCATCCCGAGGTAGCGCCTGATAGTCCCGCACCGGAACCCACGCGATCCTAACCACGTCCCCATCGGGCAA